CTGTATGCCGACACCACATTGGCACCGGACACGTAAGCAGCTTCTGAAGAAGCATCGATAATTAGCTGAGTAGCTTCACCGATAATAGCATCTGCGAAGTCTACTAGGTACACTTCGCTTTCGTTAGTGCTACCACCAGTGCCCAGGTTTTCGGGTATCTGAGTGGTAACTGCGTACGGGTAGCCAAACAGCCTACCAGCTAGCATCTCATCTCTAAATGCGTAATTGCCATTGCTATCCCTAAGAGCCATCAGGTACATCTCGCTGCGTGGCGACATTAGCCACCCTGGCCTGATAAATCTTACGTTATTCTTCTTCAGCGCAAGCACCGCAGCAGCCAGGTCATTGGTTACAGCCGCTAAAGTGGTACCGGTGGATGGTATCTTATTAGCATCTGGAGCCCAACCAAATAAACCCTTAGGCTCTGTACTACCAGCCCCACGTATAAAAGCTAAGTCCTCTCTTTGTGCCATGGCATTTACTAGGTCATCTCTTACTATTACATCAGCGCTAGGATTAGAGAACCTAAGCAAATCGTTGCTGATAGGTACTAGAGCTGCTAGCTTCTTCCAGGTTAGCACCACTTCATCAAACGTTAAAGTGGTTTCACCAATAGCGGTATTTTCGCCAATGTACGTTGCCTGTGCTCCACTAGCCAGCCTCGGGATGTGCAGTGTACCGGTATCCATCGGTATAGTTACTGCACCCATCCTACGTACTACGCTAGCTGGCCTAAGTAGCTCAATTATCTCAGTCGAATATTCAGGTGGTACTATGTACCCGCCACTGGTAGGAGTGCCAGCAGATAGTGCTTTAGCTACCTCGTCATCGCCCCATACCTTCTTAGCATAAGCTGATGCCTTTTCTACGTCCCCCTTATTAGCTGCTAGTGCCCTGACTATTCTAGCTGCTATTACGCCCTTCTCTCTAGGCTGCTCTTTCTTCTCTTCAAACAACTTATTTGCCCACTGGGTTTGCTGCTCCTTCAGTGGCTCAACGGTCTTGCCCACGATGTCTTCTATAAGTTTCTGCAGTTCTTCAACTGTTAATTCTCTTGCCATTTTATAACCCCCCTTAATCTACTTTGCCTAAAATCGGGTTTAATACATTTTTTATAGCCGTCTCCAGTAACGCCTTCAGCTGCTCTACATCGTCTAACGGGTTCTGCTCCGGTTCGTCCCGTGGTTCGTCGTCTGCCGTTTTTACTATTATACCACCCTCTTTATCCTTATCATCATCCTGCTCCGGCTGTTCGTTCAGCTGGGCCAGTACTTCATCCAGAAGATCCTTAGCTTGCCTAATTTTCTGTTCGTTTGCTTTAGATAAAACCCTACCAGCTTTCTGCATCGCTTCACCTCCTACGTACTTATCTACGATTTCCTCTACACTTGCAAATTCCGGCGGCTCTCTATCAAACTCCTCATAATGCTTAGCTAGGTGGTTATAAACCTCCTTTTTATCGGCTTCGGGTATATTTACCCCACCCCTGGCACCCAGCAAAGCTGCCATAGCTGCTGCTACAGCTCTCCAAACTACTGCATGCTGGCCACTAGCCTTATGGTGCGGTAATTTATAGCTGCCTTTAATGTCTGGATTATCGCTGTCATACCAAGCACACATTACTTTCAGATCTTCTACATCAGCTTCTGCTACCTCCCTGGCTGCATCCCACTCTTCATCTTCTGGAGCTTTAGGAGTGCCATCTGGATGTGCCTGCCCGTACGTGATTACTCCTTTGTTCACCTCAGCACCTCCCTTCTGTAAGGTGTATATTCTTTTACCATTAAGCAATTTATAAATCTGCTCCACGTTACTCTTCGGGATAAGAATGCCATCTTCGTCTTCTGACCACTCATCTAAGATGCGTTCAGCCCACTCTTTTAGTGGTGTCACGTTTATACCCTTACTCTTAGCTACCACTAAAGCTTCAGGGTTAGCTGGCACTGGCACGCACGAAAATTCTAATAGCTCCTGTTCTTCAAAGTCTATGCCTTCTTTTCTGTCCTTACTGGGCTCCCACTTAATCGGGTTAAAGCCGACTGAAGTAGCCTTCATGAAGCCATCTCTATAAAATCTATAAACCATGTAACCAAACGGGTACAGCTCCTCTGGCGTAAACTTCGCCCGTGCCCTTAATGCGTTGCCTTCTACCCATATAGCTGTAGCATTTGCTACCGGCAAGCTCTTATAGTCATGTGCGAATAGTACTACCGGGTTCTTCATGTAATTGTCCACCTTCCAGCCAGCTGGGTTAATCTTGTCCCCATCCCTGTCCACGCTACCAGTGCTAATAGTAAAGTCTAGTGTCAGCTCTTCTTCTAATTGCTTTACTTCAGCATTAAACTGTTTTCTGACTATAACAGCGCTCACTGGCTGGTTACTAAATACCTTCTGCTTAAATTCTTCAATGTTCATTACTATTTCGTCCACTGTTCCACCCCCTTTATGATAATTTTTTTAGCTCTTCCATCACAGCGTTTTGCTGGTCTTGGAATGCCTTTTTAACAGCTGCACTCATCCTACGCTCCCAGGGTATACGTGTATTCTCATACTTTATCCAGGCCTTCGTTCGCAGCTCCTCTGTGCCATACATGCTCTTGCCTTCAAATACCGGAGCCACAGTGCACCTGCAGTTAATGTCTTCTTCTGGCTCTCCACTATCTCCTGGGTACATGGCTTCAGCACCACTGCCTAAAATAAATGGCTCGTCTATAGGCACGATCTGACCGTCAATTTCTAAGTGGCTTTCTCTTACCCGTTCATCCCGTGTAGCCAGCCACTCCTTCATTTCTATGCCTACCTGCTTCATGCCTTCGTATCCGCCGAAGTTAGATGCCCTGACTGTTTCAGTCCTAGCTATGGCTTCAGCTCTCCAGGTCTTTGCTTCAGTAAACACACTAGACACCCTGTCCATCAGTTTCGGGATGCTCTCCCCGTTTTTAACTCCTTCAATCAGTGTATCCTGTAACCGGCGCCTGGTAGTCTGGTTTATGCCCTTCACGTACTGTGCAGCTTCAGTATCTAAGAAGTGTATTACTCTTGGGTCTAGCAAGTCAAACCGGCCCTCTATGCCTATGTCATCAATGGCCTGCTGCCCGAACGCTTCTACTACCTGAGCGTAGATTGGCTTCATCCGGTCTATTAGCACCTGCTCGCTAACCAGCTTAATTAGCTTTTTAATATCATCTTCGTTAAACTGCTTAGCTATCTTTTGCTGCTTCTCTGGTTCTTCTGTTTCGGGCTGTCCAGTTTCCTGGCTCGCTGGTGGTGCTGGCTCCTGGCTAACTAATTCTTCTGCCGGTTCAGCAGACCCACCTAAGCTGGGAGATGGGTACAAATTAAACGGGAGCATGTATACCTGGCCCTTATCATCGGGTAAAGGTTCTAATCCCTGAAGCTCTCGCCACTCATCTATAGTTAAGCTCCAGGGCGCTGACTGTGCTGCCCTTAAAATAAATTCTCTGTCTTCAGTTACCGGTGATTCGTAGTCTATTACTAGCCTGTCATCAAATTGTGGCACTAGCTTTTCCTGTAAAATGTTACGCAAGAACTCAAGCCTAGGTACCAGCACCCATTTAACAAACAGATAATCTGCAGCTTCAATCGTTGCCCTGTTAGAATTTTCTATTACTCCTACTATTTCGGGCGGTACACCAAACACCTGCAGTATGGTGTCCCGTTCGTATTTTCTCAGGTCTACTAGCTGCATGTTTTCAAACGTCTGCGATAATGCCTGTACGTCTACCTTCTTAGATAAGAAATAAGGCTTATAAGCCCTCCAGAATCCCTGGTTCTTACGCACCCAGTCTTCTTCTAACCGGGCTGTGTCTGCTGGGCTTAATCCATCAGCACTAATTATTACATCTGGCCTGGCCCTATTAAAGAACCAGCTTTTTACGTGCTTGGCTGCGTATTCGTCAGTTTCTAATTCGTCTGCTAAGGCTCTACCGGTGCCACTGCCCCTAGCGTACGGGTTTACCGGGTTCGGGTCATTAAACCAAATAATTTCGCTTGCTGGTATCTCCCCCTGCCAGCCTATAAAAGAAACCTTATAGCTTGGATGTTCAGGAGTAGGAGTGCCTAGTACCCAGTCTGGCGGCAGTATCCAGTACGCCACCGGTACGCCTAACCCGTTACGCTCCAGTAACCAGAATGCTTCACCTACTAAATCCAGGTAAATCTGCGTTAATTGCCTAGCAGTAAATCCAGTCAGGTATTCATTTGCCTTATCTAGTAGGTCCAGTAACGGGTGCTGGTCTATCTCTTCTAGTACTTCTTCCTTCTTTAAGCCTTCGTATATTTTTCTTCTGGTGGTGTAATCAGCTCTCTGAAGCTTTGCTGACTTTATGGCTTTACCACTCTGCCTAACCACATATAGCTGCCAGGTCGTGCTGGCCACGCTACGGGACACTTTATTTGTAACTGCCCGAAGCCAGGGCATTGTATTGTACGCATCTAATAACTCTTTTGTACCTCTCTCCGGCGGTAGCCCGTACGCTCCAGTAAATAATCCGGTAAATAAATTATCTGCGCCAGCTCTACCCGTAAATAAATTAGCTGTAGCTTTGCCCCATAATCTAAGCCTCTCAGTGAATGTCACCTGTCCACCCCCTTTCACCATAATTGTACTCGCTCTCCCCTGAGCCTAATTAAGGCCTGTGTCATGGCATCTACCTGGTCATCATGTAACCCATTTGGGAATGCTGCACATTCTTCTATAAAATCATTTACCCAAGGTGCATTTTCTGGCAAGTACACATTGCCTGCTTCAATCTCAGCACTGACTGCTGCTACCCGTGCTACTTTACTGCCTTGTGGAGTGTAAGGTATTAATCCCGGTATTTCATCTTTCAGATATTGGATAACTGCTGGGCCATTTGCTTTATCTTCCACTATCTTAGCATATGCTTGCGGGTATTTTGCTGACAGTGCTTTTACTGCTGCTATAGTGCTAGGGAAGTCAAGCTTATCTCTCACCTGGTCTACTAAATACTTATTGGCTCCCTTACGTGCCCACACTTGGCCTACTACATAGTCGCTCTGATCTGTACCCGTAAATGCCATGTCCCAGCTTTGTATGTACTCATCAATGTCACCAGGCAACTCTTTGTAGAACTTCCACCAGCTACGTTTAATCATGGATCCTTCTTCTGGTGCTGGCCTCTGCTGGTACAGCGCAGCCCACCAGTACGAGCCTAGCGTTTTTTCTATTTCTTTAAGCTTATCTACATCATACCGTGCAGGCCATAGTGCTTCGCCTTTATGCCTTACTAGTTTGCCGTCGTAGTACTCTTCTTGTTCAGCTACTGCTGGTAACGATATTAGCTCCCACTGCTCACCACCACTCTGCATCTCTTTTAGTATCCTACCAGCCAGGTCATCTTCATGCCAACGAGTCTGGATCAGTATAACCCTGCCCCCCGGTTCTAACCTGGTGTATGCCGTAGACTTGTACCAGTCCCAGGCCTTATCCCTAAGCGTTTTACTGTTTGCTTCTTCTGCGTTTTTTACTGGGTCGTCTATGATTAGTAGGTCTGCACCTTTACCCGTAATACTGCCACCTACACCGGCTGTGTTCATACCACCGCCATACTTGCTTATCTCCCACCGGTTACTAGCTGAGTTATCTTCTCTTATACTTACCCCGTACACGTCCTGGCCATAGCGCTCTAGCGTATCTCTAACCTTCCTACCCCACGAAGCTGCGAAATCGGCTTCATAACTAGAAAGGATTACTCTCTTATCTGGGTTGTTGCCTAAAAACCAAGCTGCGAAGTAATGCGACACTACTGAACTCTTAGCATGCCTTGGGGGCATGAATACCATTAACCGGGTTATTTTTCCTTCAGCTACGTCCATCAATTTATCGTTTAATAGCCTCAAATGCCAGTTATGCACATACCTACTGCCCATCTCCAGCTTCATCAGACCCAGCGGCATCGTCCTGGCTAAGAAGTATTCGTTCAAACAGCTGGCTAAAAAGCTTTCTGCTTTCTTCGTCAGTGATGATTTTTTTGGCGGCCGTTTCGTCATACCTTACCGTCACCTCACTTTTACTATCTTGGGTAACGTAGTGCATCTCCCTCCACTCGCCACCGCCACGGTTAACCAGGTAGAATTTCTGAGCAAGTACGTTACCGTTAATGGCTGATTGAAATAAAGCATCTTCTACTAAATGCAGACGCATCTTCTTAGCTTCATCTACAGCTTGTGCAAACTCTGGATCAGCTAAGCGTGCCTTACGATAGGTTGAACTATCAATGCCCATCTCCTTACATATATTAGTTATTGTCTCCCCATTCGCTATACGGTTAATAAAAGCTTCTTTTTTACTATTGGTGAATTTCTTTTGCCTACCCATTTACTCTATCACCCCCTTTTATTCACTGCTTTTATGGCCTGTGAATTAAGCATCACAATAACCTGCCTCCCATTATCTGTCTAACCTCATCTTCAGTTCTACCAGCACGCCGTAACCTCTCCTGAGTTAACAGCTTTAATGCTCTGTTTAGCTTAGCATCTCTGTGTACCTGCTCGTGGCATTCATGGCATAGCATTAGGCATGTGTCAATGCTCTCGTACTGCTGCCGTCTCCCGTAACCAGACACAACGTGATGTAGCTCTAAATCGCTGGTTAACTTACCACACAGCTCACAGCGTCCATTAGCACGTGTACGTACTGCGGCATAAATGTCAGAATTCACGCCTAAACACTCCTTGTATTTTCATACCCACTTTTGCCGTAGTTTGCATTTTGACGCAATTCTTAATAATTCCTTCACACTCATAGTATAACACGCCATACATTAAAAATAGGGCTGGTTTATCCACACAGCCCCCACCCACAGCTCTGGCACACCACACAGCCGCTTTCGTGAACCACTTTTGCGCCGCATTCTGGACAATAAACATAATCATGTGCACCTTGTTTTTTCATGATCTCTTCCTTCTTCTCTTCAACAGAAACGCTCTGTGTTTTAACTTCATCACTCATACGCAACACTTCCCTAACGTTAAACGACTGAACCTCTCAGGCCTTACTCATTTTTATCGCTCCACAGCCATCCCTTATAGAGCTCAATCCAATCGCTCAGTGTCATTGTTACTAACCAATCTTTATTATTCTTTCTCCAAAATACTGCTGGTAGTTCGTCCGCCTCGGCATCTTTACATGCTTGTTTAATCGCATCGTAAACATTTAATCGCTCCACTCTCTTACACTCAATGTGAATACCCTCTAAACCTACAACATCATCGCCACCAATTCCCGAGTACTGCTGGCCACGTCTTGTTTCAAAGCCATACTCCTGCAACTTCTTTGCAAGTTCCAATTCTCCACGCTTACCCTTACGCTTGCTGTTCATGCTGCGTCTCCTTCTCTTCACGCTCAAAGCGAGCGTCTAAATCTGCAATAGAACA